TCCAGATCGTAAGAAGGATTAGTGATTAAGAACCACCAGATTCTCCAAGCATTCCACGGATGATAACCATACCGTACATATCAGGACGAACCATTTTCTTACCGTAACGAGTCATTACACCCTTACGAGGAACAAAATCATCTGGTCCAAATATTGTAGGTGTGGTTTGCAATGGCACGTAAGGTGCATAAACGTAACCTGATTCTAAGAAAGAACCACCTTTACGTCCAACAAGAAGAGCGTTTCTTGGGAAGTAAGGATCAACGATTACGTCAAACTTACGAGACAATGAACCAGCCTTTTGAGCACCGATCATACCTTTGTCAGCATCAGCAGTAACGTTAGCACGGAAACCAGCAGTAAACTCAAGGATGTTAGCAACTTCAGGAGAACAAACTACGAAGTTAGCACCACCACGAAGAGTCTTTCTGTGGATTTGAGCAGAAACGTCATTGATTGTTTCACAAAGAGTCTCATACCATTCTGAAACAGTTCCTGTAAAGTCAGGAGCTTTTGCAGAAGCACCAATCTCAACACCAGTTTCACGATTTACAAACAAACCGGGAGAGCGAGACCAATAAAATGTTGCAGCAGTTGCACCATTTACAAGATCAGCAAGAATTTCACGATCAATCTCAAGAGCGATTTGCTCAGAAAGAATAGAAGTCAATTCTACTTCAGCATCCAAATTGTGATAAGCATTCAAATCTTGACCCAATTCTGGAGTCCATTGAGCTTTCAACTTTTTGGTCATTGCTGTGATAGCGATTGAATCTACCTTGATGTCGATTTCAGGAATCGCTGCTTCAGCTTCAAGTCCCCAATAATTTCCACCTTGAACGGATCCAAGACCATTTCCGTCACCGAATGTGTCTACTATAGGAAAAGAACCAGCACCGAAGATGGTACCAGCTACTCTAGCTATGTTTGATAAAGCGTCTGTGCTATCAATAACATAAACCAAAGACAATGTAAGTCCATCAGCAGAAATCGAAGTTAAACGACGGATTTGAATAGCAGCCGCTTGACCATAAGAACCAGCAGCGGTATCTGTAACAGTCTTCAAAGGAAGAACAATTTGAGAAACATGCTTTTTGTTGAATGTTTCACCAGTTGTTGTTTCAATATCAGCTACAGGAACATCAACCTTTAAGAGATATTCGTCTACGTATTCATTTAGAACATCAGGATCATAATCTACAGCTCCAGCGTCGAAGGTTCCGTCTCCAACTTTAGCTGTAGCAGAAAAACCATCTAAGTTAGCATGAATGCCTGTAACTGCTACATCTGTAGAAATTGAACCTGTTGGTGAAGAATAAGCAGATGAAAAGCCGTAAGGTTGCTTATCCAAGTTAGCAGATGAGAGAACAACTCCACCTGTTAGTTGAGAACCTAAAACCCCTTGACCATAGATAGAATCTGCTGTTGCAGAACCAAGTCTACCAGCTGTTCCATAGCTAAAGTCCAAGAAGAAGATCAATCCACTTGGAAGAGACATTGGTTGTACAGAAACCAAATCATTTGCAATCAAACCAGCAAATACACGACGAACGATTGGGAATGCAACTGAAGCAAAACCTTCAATATTACCACCTTCCATACCAGATGCCTCACGAAGAAGCTCCTTTGCTTGGTTTTCTAATAAACGTGCCATTGTGGAACGTTGGTTTTGGGTCTCAAGACCCTCAAGAAGCCCAGTTGAGGACCACTTGTTTAGAAGTGCACTACCTTCCGCTTTCATATCACGGTTGACGATGCCTTCTGTTAATTTTTCAATTATAGACATAATATTTTCTCCTTTTTTATAAATTTAGTCTAAGCCAGCAAGTTTCTTCATACGAGAAGCAAAATCTAGCTCCTCATGTAAATTCTCTTGCTTTCTTCGCGGCAGATGTGCTGAAAGAACTTGCTTTCTCTGTACTGACTCACTAAGTGATTTTGGACCAGATTGTCTAGTTCCCACTGTAGTTTCTTTAAGAGTTGTGTAAAGAGCTTTGGCTTCTTTCAAAGTCTCCGCCTTTGCGATAGCTTCGACAATTTTTGACTTTTGTCGCTCATTCAAGGAGGTATCGCTTAAAACTTTATTGCTATAAATTAATCTAGCATTTTGTAAAATCATTTCTTCTAACTTACCTTTCATGTCATCAAGAACAGATCTCATTTGATTCTGCTTGTCTTGGTACATATGGATGGAATCTTCTAATTCTCCAACCTTGTTTTTTAATTCCTCAGCAGCTTCTTTATGTACTGTTGATTCTTGTCTTGCCAATTCCATTTCGGCATCATGAGATCTTGTTCCCTCATCAGTAACAAAACTTCCGTGCTTAACTTCACCCATGTCAACAGTTAGAGATTCATCAATTACCTCTTCTGTTGTATCGTCTTCTTCTAAGAGCGCAAGAAGTTCATTTAATAATTCATCTTCATTATCAATTTGTATTTCCTGTTCTTCTTGTAAAATTCCTTCAAGACCTCCAAGATCAACTGGTGGCTCTGCTTCCATTGAATCAGCAACTCCAATATCAGAGGCTAGTGATTCTGTATCTTGTGGTTGTTCACCAGCGGATCGAGGATCAGCTTCTGCCTGAACTTTGATTGAATCTAAGTCTAGCCTAAAGTCTTCTGGGTCGAATTCAAATTCCATCTCCATCTCAACAGGCTTGTCTTCGGCTAGTTGAGGGTCTGAGGCGTATGGCATTTCCATACTTTCTTTAATTGTTTGTTGCTCATTATCACCTTCTAAAAGTTGCTCAACAGCAGCTTTAATTTCGGGTGCATACTTATCTATAACAGCCTGCTCAGCATTCTTGAGAGCCGCTTCACGTAGTGCTTTCGCATCCACGATTGCTTGTTCTAACATAGATGACATCTAATAATC